ATAATGCTACAATTCCACTTATAATAAACCAAAGAGTGACAAATATTTCAGGATTAATAGAAGAACAATCTGTGAATTTATATAATAATTCAAGACATACAAAAAATAATGCACTTAAAGCCGAGAGAAATAAAAATTTCATTATATATCAATTGATATTTTAAATATATTCGTTAAAGATTCTTAAAAAAAATAAATTTAAAATTTAATGATTTCTTTATTAAATTTTATAGATACCGGATTTATAATTACTTTAGGATTATTATTATTAGTATCGGGGGCTGTAATGTTATATTGTTATAGAAGATTAAATATGTTAGAAAATAGTTTAATAGAACATGGTAAAATTTTACAAAATTTTATAATGAATTATAACAATCAATCATTAATAAATCAACACCTACAAGTCGAGGGTTTAGAAAATCAATCCAGTAAAAATGTAGTATTATCTCGTGAAAATAAAATTAGTGTTTCTGATGAAGATGAAGATGATGATTATGAAGATGATGATTATGAAGATGATCACGACAACGAAAGCGATGAAAAAAAAGACAATAACAAAGACGAATATCAAAATGAAGATGAAGATGAAGATGAAGATGAAGATGAACATGAAGATGAAGATGAAGATGAAGATGAAGATCAAAACAATAGCGAAGACGAAGAAGAAAAATCTAAATCAAAAAATAGATATTTGGAATCTACAGATATAATTAGCCTAGAAAATCCAGAGGATGTATTTTTAACCAATTTACCAATTGATTTAAATGTTTTAGATTTAAATTTAGATTCTAAAATTATTAAACTAGAATCTAATAATACAGAATCTAGTGAAAAAGTAAATAATAATGAAAAAAAAAATTATAGCAGAATGAAAGTAGATGAACTTAGAAGTTTAGTAGTAACAAAAAATCTAATAAGTAACGAAAAAGCACAATTACAAAAAAAAAATGATTTACTAAAATTATTACAATAATTTTATAATAAATAAAAAATTAAAAATATTATAAAAATATATATTAAATGAGTTGGGGTACTTGTTATAAAGGTTCAAATAATATTCATTTTAATTTTCCTCCTTTAATGGACGATGGAAGAAATTATTCTAATTATGAGGCGGGTGCAAGTTTAGATAATAAATTAAAAGAAAAAGCAGATATAAAAACCAATACAGATTATAGAAAATATTTACAAACAAATGCCGATTCAATTATTAAAAATAATCAATTAAGCGCATGCGGTGAATGTACTACTTGTCCATATTTTTCGGGACCAGTCCAAGATTTACCTAATACAAAACCATATATTTTTAATTCTATATTATCAAACGATCAACCATATGGTTATGAAACAAGTGATTTAAAAAATATATATTTATCTAAACAATTTTTAGAAGCTCAAATGCACGCTCCTAGATTTAGAATTCCAAATCAAGAAAAATAAATATTTATTCTTTTTAATTTATAAATTAACAAGAATAAAATCTTAAACTATATTATAAAACTATGCCAATGGCTTTTCTCGAGAGTTTAATGGCGCCTTTAGGCAAAGAACATTGCACAGTATATTATTTTCTTGGACTAGTAACACTATTTTTTGCAGTTTTAGCAGTTATTAATGGAGTTTTTCATCTTTTAGACAAAAAATCAAGACAAACAGGTTTATTTTTAATTCTTAATTCGCTAACTATGTTCTTTATGTATTATTTATACAGAATTGTATACTCTATTTGCATTAAAACTTTGTAAATTATCTAATATTTAAGTTATAAAACAGCAGCAAAAATAATTGAATATATTTATACATTATTTTAATATTAATAAATATTATTATTTATTAATATTAATGAAAGTTCTTAGTATTGATATTGGGATTAAAAACATGGCATATATTTTACTTGAACATAATGAAAATATAAATGAATTCAATATACTTAATTGGGATGTTATTAATCTTTGTAATAAAATACCATCATGTTCATCTTGTAAAAAACCTGCCAAATTTTATAAAGATAATAACTTTTTTTGTAAGATTCATACCAGAAATACAGAATATAAAATTCCACAAATAAATACTAAAACTTTAACAAAACAAAATTTTAAAAACATTATGAACATTGCCAATGAAAATAATATACAATTTGATAAATCTATAACTAAAATTGAATTAATACAATTAATTGAAGACCATTTACATAATACTTGTTTTAATGTTATAGAAATTTTAAATGCAAATGATATTAATTTAATCGATTTAGGTATAAATTTAAAAAAAGAATTTAATCAACTATTTTCTAGTATAGAATTAGATAATATAGATATTATATTATTAGAGAATCAAATTAGTCCTATTGCAAATAGAATGAAAACAATACAAGGTATGACGGCTCAATATTTTATTGACCATGGTAATTATAATATTGAATTTATGTCTGCTGCTAATAAATTAAAACTTTTTAATAATAACAAAAATACAACATACGCAGAAAGGAAAAAATTAAGTATTCAATACACGCAAGAATTACTTTTAAAAAAAAATATGGATAATCATTTAAATTATTTTAATAAAAATAATAAAAAAGACGATTTAGCAGATTGTCTTTTACAAGGAATATATTATTTATCTTCATTTAATAAATTCATTATTTAGATTTAAAATATTTTATTAGTATAATATAAATATATATTATAAATGTTTGGAAGAAAAAAAGAACCCAAAGAAAACACTGATAAGGATAAAAATGAAGAACCCAAGACTATAACAATAGACAATATAGGTGATCTGGATAAATTACCAAATAGAGAGGACTATAAAGTCACAATAAAAAACTTACATAACAATATTGAACAAGAATATAAACGCAATATTGCAAATAATTTACATATTTCTGGTGACTTAAAAAAAAAAATTAATAATACAAAAACGCTTCTTTTATATAAAATTTTACAATCTACAAATGATAGTTATTACAGCACAATAAAAGAATATTTAAGCATTTATTATAAATTATTAGATAATAAGCCGGTCGAAAACACAGATGATATTATAAAATCATTAGGTAATCTAGACGAGGAATTAAAGAGTCAATATGATTACGGTGCTCGTCCATCTAACTATAAGGGCTTCGTGTTAAAGGACTGTATTATGTATAGAGACGAAGAAAAATTAACAGGAACGTTAATGAAGGACGGGTTAGTGTACCTGGATAAAAAAAAAGAATATACAGGAATTGACTTTTTATATCATATAAAAATGATTGGGGGTAAATTATATTACGTAGGAAGCAAAAAGGATGACTCAATGGCCACTGACCCTAGCCTTCCGGTTATGTTAGAAAATATAATAGGAATCATTTATCACGACACCTCTAAGGAAGAAATGGAGCAGGTGGAGGCGGCCAAGGCCGAGGCGGCCAAGGCCGAGGCGGAGGTGGCAGCGGAGGAGGTCGCCAGGTTCGGCAAGCACGAGCAGGGACATGAGCTGGCGCCTTACCAGATCGCATCGGCGGAGAAGAAGGCGGCGGAGGTGAAGACGGCGGCTAGAAATGCGGGATATAGCGAGGCGGCGTCGGAGGCGGCAGCAGTGGCGGCGGGCCATGCGCAAGCGAATGACAGGGGGGTGATGGCGATGGAGTTGGGAATGATGGCTGCGAAGAAGGCGGCGTTGTCGCCCTCGCACTCCTTGTTGTTGGCTGCGAAGAAGGCGGCGGAAGCGGAGGCGGGGGCGGCGGCGGCGGGGGCGGGGGCGACCAAAGAAAAGCTCGACCCACCCGATAACTCGGAGCAGAACTTCATGGACGCCCCCGTGCCCGACGCCGCCGCCGCCGTCGACGACGCACGCCAGAATAAACAATGTAGTTTGGACAACTCTAATCGTAACCAAGATACCGACACCGAAAAATTTAATATATTACAGGCAGCCGCCGCCACCAAAGCCGCCTCTCTCGCCGCCGCCAACGCCGCCTCCCGCCCCGCCGCCGCCGCCAACGCCGCCGTCGCCGCAACCCTCTCCACCCCTAAAGACAATTGGGCCAAAGCCGCCTCTCTCGCCGCCGCCAACGCCGCCTCCCGCCCCGCCGCCGCCACCAAAGCCGCCTCTCTCGCCGCCTCTCTCACCAATCCCGCCAATCCCGCC